CAATTAGCACCGCTGCATTTACAAAAATGTACGAATTGGACAACCAATTTGTAGGAACTGAAAACTACATGGGGTTAGCTTATTTCTGGAATTATGAATATAGGCACTATTTAAGAGATACAAAGCCGCATATTAAAAGGAAAGTTCACAATAGTTTTCTATTAGAAAACCTACCAATAGCAGACGCAACAGAAAAACACTTAAACATAATTAAAAAACACACTAAATTAAATTAAACCATGAGAAACGTATCAATTTACAAGACCGGCTATAATATTTACTTATTGCCAACCATTAATTACTACCATGTAACAAGAATTTTAGAAATTTCTTTTCTTACTTACACCCTTAAAATTAGTTAAACAATGGAAAACAATACACTTTTAATAGATAGAAACGCTTTTTGCGATTGGTTTTTTGACCATGACATTTGTAAAGATTTCTTTTATGACCAAAATATTTTAGAAGAATTAAAAAAACATGGGACTTATACCTTCAATCTACAAAATACACTAAATAGCATGGAATATGTGCCTTCAAGCGTTGTTGCAGAAGGACAAAAGCCTATTCTTGATGAGTGGGAAGAAGTTGTCATGTCAGCTTACGATAACGTAATTTTTGCAGATTAAACCAATTAAATTATGAAAACATACAATATATCCGGCGCTTCATCAACCAGAATTTACTACCTATTTAGATGTGATGATCCAAATAGACCTCCTACCATGCAAACTGATGAAAGCTACAATCTTGATGAATATGATGAAGTGCATAAATTAAAGGGCGAATTAGACGCCAAAGGCATTAATTATGACCTTCTCATTGAAAGATTTAATTTAGACAATGATGAAGTATTAAGCAACGATTATATAGTTCAAAACAATTACAAAAACAATTAAACAATGGAACAAGACCTATTTAACACCCCCGAATTATTACCGCAAGAAGTCAGGGATATTATTGAGAAATACGAGGAAATGGACACATGTTACGAAATGTGCCGAAACCTTATTGAAGAATTAGAGCCGCATGGATATACTTGCGACTATGGACTTGACGGAATACCTTATGAATTAACTAAAATTTAACCCCTAACAACATGACAAAGTACGAATTTATTAAAGAAGAACATTTTGGATCTCTCGACTGGTATTACACCCGAAAAGACGGGGAATATGTAGCCGATAGTGGACATAGCGACCACCAGAGAGCGCTTGATAAGTATAACCACATTGTAAACAAAGGCGAATTAAAGAAGATAGCAGTGCTAGAAACTATTGAAAAGGAGGAAAACGAATGAAAAAACTAATATTTGCTTTACTCATGGCGCTGGTATTTTCATCATGCGCCCATGAATATTGCCCTTCAAGTTCCAAAGATTATTTTTTTAGGGCAAATAACTATAAACCAACCCGAATTAAAAACCATTAAACCAATGATCAAACAGATAAGCATACAAGAGTACACCGAAAAGATTAACCCTCAATTATTTAGAGCTAATAGGAAGTATCCAGACCGCCCAATAACACACTCGGCCGTTAAATACCGAATAAATAATGGCTTACCTTTACCAGAGGTAATAAAATATAAGAAGGTAGGAAGAATACATATTTTAAGCGTAGACGTTAAATTTTAACCAATAAAAACAAATAATAATGAAAACAAATTTAGAATGGGTAATTAACTGCATTAATTCATGCACTAATTTAGAGCAATTAAAAACATGTGAAGTAATCATAGGCCTTTACAAATTTAGATTAGCCAAAGACGGCATGGCAGAGCCTGAAATATACGCCGAGGAAAGCCAGTTATTAACTGCCTATTTGGATAAGGAGGCCATGCTACTGATCTAATGAAAAACAAATACCAAATTTCAAAATCTGCCATGACAGAAATGGAAAACGATTATTTGAAAGAAAGAATTGAATTATTAAAAAATGAAGTAAATTACTTAAAAGAAAAGCTATTAGCTTATACGGGGGGCGATTTTGATGAAAAAGAAAAAGGACATTTTGGAAAACAAAAAACAGGAACTAAAATTTAGCGGAATTATTGAATTATGGGTAAATGATGTTTTTCATAAAAGCTCTCAATTTAAAAGCAAAGCTCAAAGAACTGAAATTATTAATAACTGGATCCGAATGTTAGGCAAACCATCTGAGCCTCGTAAGGTAGAAGTGGTAATCAAGCCAATGTCATTAACGGATATAAACTAAAAACCATGACCGATTTACAAAAGCAATACATAGATGAAAATTACCAGCATGAGCCAATATCCATGATGATACCCAATATCAACCTAACCTATTTGCAGATATTGACATACTATAAATCAATGGGATATGAGCCATTAAAGAAAAGAGGTAGAAGGCATGAGTATAAAACCCCTTCCGGCTACTTTGATATTGATAACTACAAACCGGAAACGATATGAAACTAAATTCAAGCATACCAAATTTCAAAGCCTTAGTAAAGAAATCATTTTTTACAAAAGACGAGAACGATAGCAATGAGTACTACAATGTTTATGTATTCGGCATACAATCATTTGCCGGTAAAATACTTACGTTTCATGTTATTACGGACTCCGGTATGTTAAGAAGTAGAGTGCCAATATCAGAAATATATACCAAAGTTCCGACAAACGATATACCATTCTATTACAAACAATTGTGGGATTGTTTTAGTGAGAATGTAGCAGTTGTTGAGTATGAGTTTTTAGCCTTCCATAAGGCACAAGTAGTATTAAGAGATGGCAGTAAGGTATGGGCTACATATATCCTAACTATTGATTGGTATAATAATCCATATAGCAAAGAGCCTTCCGACTACAAATGCGGTCATTTGCTTGAGTCTGATGAGGGATATTTGTTGTGTATGCCTAACAATAGAATATTCTGGAAAGATTCTAACTTCGTAACCAAGCCTCTACCAGATGATCTAAAGCAGTTTAAGGTAGACACTGAACTTCCTTCCGTAGAAAACCAATCGGATAGGTGGGTTGCAGAAGATACCAATTCATTTTATTACGATATAATAGAAACAAACAAATAAAGGTAGTAATACTACTACTTTTGGCTGCATTTTACTTCTTACTTTGTACGTTTCTGCGTACATAATTGGTAATAAATAGCACAATCTAAAGTGCAATATGATGCGCTTAATGATGACATTTTACATCATAACGTACTTTTTATTTACATAATGTGCGATAAAATGCACATAAATTCGGAATTTTATCCTATATAAAACAAGTTAACCTAAAACAAAAAAACATGAGAAAATTAATTGGGATTTTTCAGGTAATCTTTTTCTTTTTAGTTGGCATACCAACTTTTATTTTAATCTATGGCACGATTATTATTTCCTTTGCAATAAAGGAGTTAATCATCTTCATCTTCGGGAGGCGCAAGGTCAATCTGGACAACAGATAGTATCTTTAGATCCTTGTATTTTTGTAGCACATCAGACATTGAAACGGCATAAACTAACTTAGTCATTTTAGTGCCGTCCTTGTCAAAGAATATGCGGTACGTTTTCATCAGTTTTGCCATTTGCCTTTTGGACAAGCGTCTGCCCCTTTTGGTGAGAAAACTTTTTTACTTGTTGTGCAGCCACATACTTCACAATAGTCCCGTACTGCACCCTGAACCCAATGCTCACAATCAAAACAAGTTAAGAGTCTTTCTTGCGCAAGCTGGCTTTGTTCTTCTGTTGGATTCATAGAAGCTGCGTACGATAGGAATATTTCTTTTAACTTGTTCATACAAATAAATTGGTATAACTAGACAATTCGCCCCAGTAATTATGAGTTAAAGATAAATTATCTTTGCGATATATTGAGTTATGGCTGGTAAAATGTACGCCATGATTGATATGAATAGCTTGATTTTGGCAGTTCCATTGGATCCGCCTTATTGTTTGATTTTCAATCATACCGCTGTTCGTTTTTAGAGCATTAGGCAAAATTGACAAGCAATGCTCAATGGCATCTTCAAATCTCATAGTCATTTGGTGAAATGGCTCATCATCTTGGCCTCTTTCTTGCCAACCATTAATACAAAGACCGCCATAGTTCATATTGGTAAGAACGCTGCCCCTCTCAAATTCAGGGAAATCAAAGTACCCTTCTGGATACATTACGTCATGCTCTAAAAAAGAAACGTAATCATATTCACCGGTTTCTTGTGCAGCGTAAAGGCACTGCATAATTTGGAGCAACTGATTAAGATGAGATTGGGATTGGTACCAGCTTCTAACTTGATAGAAAGGGTTTTCCGGCATAGGCTCCCACATACAAGTAACAATGTCCGCAACTCCATTACTGGCTTGCTTAATTGTATTTAATGACTTGTATATTGAAGGCCATATCTTTTTATTGTTGTTATTGGAATAGAATATGCCCAATTTTTTACTTTTAGACTTGGGATATACAAATACCCCACCTTCCCTTACACTAAATAAATTGCCGTCTATATCCAGCTCTAAATACTTTACCTTCCCAACGGCTGGATCACCTATAATATCATTATTACACCTTACTACAAGTTTATCTGATACTACTTTATCTCTAATTAATTGAGTACAATCTTGACCTCCGTATGTTGCTTTATTTATGATCATATTATCTTTTTGCGTGCATTATACCCATTTGATTAATATCTGTACAGAACCAACCAAATTGATTAGTTGCAAATATCTCAAAACCTAATTCAGTTAGCTTCTTTTCTAGTATTTCTTTGCATGTAGGATTATGGTATTCAACTGCTATCTCCTCTACTGATTCAAATTGCTCAGCAGTAATATGCTTCATGTGTTGCTCATGGCCTTCTATATCCATCTTTATTAGCTCTGGCTTATACTCTGTAATCAATCCCAGTAAATCATCAAAATTAGAAATAGTTTTACAAACAAAAGTATGCTCAGGAAAAGTTGCATTTAGCTTTTCAATTTCTCCGCATGATGCATCTACACCAATTATTTTTTTAGCTCCTCTATTTATAAAGTATTGAGGGGTTGATTCAAATGGCTGGAACAACCAACCACAACCCAAATCTAACACTACCTTACCTTCTACGTTTTGAATGTCGTTCCAATGCTCTAATGGATTTTCCGACTCTACTACTTTTGTTGTCATAATAAAACTGATTTTTTAGCGGTTTCTTGTATAATATCCCAGTATTTCTTGCTGGCCGTTCCCTCGTTTATATTCAATGTTGCACCATAAGGCAACTGATTCATGTATTCTGCTTTGTAAAACAACCCACCGGCAGATGTAGTAACACCGGCATTGTGGAATATATTTAACCTATCCCAATCTGCTTCTGTACTTGTACCCCATGAAAACTCTAATTCTGGATGGCAAATTGTTTCTGCTCCGCGCTTCCAGCCGTTCCATAGCACCGCCCACATATCTGCACACCATATCTGTAATTCATGATGACTTGGATCCGCTTGCTTCTTTTCATTATTAAGTTGCGTTACCTCATGGAATAGTCTTTCGCAGTCTTTTTCAACGTCCGCCCAAAACCGCGCATTGACGCCTTTCATTAAATATTGCGCTCCGATTGAGTTAAGTTCATTGTCTTTTACCAATGTTTCTGGTATATCTACTATTTCACACATCTTATCCATTACGTCTTGGCCTTTGCCTAATATGTAGCTATGGGCTATGTACCAGCGACAATCAGATCCATACCACTTGTCATCTTCAAGAAACTGCTCCCAATTTATCTTTTTGGTAAAAGCTATGTCGCAATCATGATAAAGGACTGCCTCTTGCTCTATGTATTGATGCGCTGCAAAGTGCTGCTTTAAGATATTAGGACGTATTGAAGATATGTAATGCGAGGTTTCTCTGGTATCAGAATAAAAAAAGAACCTTGCAGGATAATTGGCAGCCAGCTTAGTCCACTCCTCCGGAATAACATCATTTATTTTCCAACAAACAATGTCTATCATATTAGGATTTATACCCATTTCAATAAAGTTATTTATCATAACTTCTACTTGCCATGCATAATAAAGGGAAGTTGGTTGAGCGCAAATAAATCTTAGTTTCATGTGTTTTTTTTTCCAAAGTTAACCGAGTTAATTAAATTAAAAAATTATTTTTTGGAATAAAATTCAATCATGTGCTTGGCTATCTTTTCTGGCACTCTTTTGTAGTTCTTTTGAAAGGTAGTTGGAGCCATTTCTATCAGCTTTGTATCTCTGTAAATATCGGTAGGGAACTTTTTTAGCTTATCCATTAAGCCATAGCTATAAAGGTAGATGTTGGCTTTCTGGGTATACAATGGAATATTTATTGGTAGCCCCCACTTCTTTATTTTTTCCACCGCTCTCATCTCACAATCCTTCTCCAGCTCTATCATATCATCAAGCATTTTTGACACTTGGCTCTTGTTCATTATCTTATCTCCCGATAGCCATCCCCACATATTGCTGCATGATATACCCCATTTATCCCATCTTTCATCTGATTTCCATTGATCCATGTGAGAGGATTCGTGTACTAATATTTCGGACCACATGGCAAATGGCTTACCACACGCAACCACTAGAAGTTTATCATCTCCGTCAAAGTAACCCCCACATTCAGTTTCAAAATCACCGGTAACAACAACCTTTTTGCTAGGCGATAAGACCAGCTCTATCTTATACTCTCTGCATTGCCTTTTGAGAGAGTTTACAAAGGGCTTGAACTTATCATCTATAGGGAATTTCATTTATTTGGATTGTTGATTAATCTTTCAATGTACCAAACTGCTTTTTTTAAATCTTCTTTACCGCCTTTGCGCTTCCACCTCCACAAATACTTAATGGCATTACCAATGGCAAATGCTTCATCTCCGTCTAATCCTTTTATTGCCTCCTCAACGGCATCTATACATTCTATTTTTCCAGCGTTATAGTGCGCTGGGTGATCTACTTTAGATGATACGTCCTTCATGAATAGCTATATTATTTACCTTAAAATCTCCGTTCTTTTCTACTAAAATATGAGCAAATCCTAAATTGTGTTTTGTTCCATGTGGATCATAATCCGGAGCCAGCGTACAAAGACAACCAACCGACCATGTACCAATGGTTTCTCCTTTCAATGTTTTCTCAACGTGATGGCTAGTGGTATGCACATGACCAATGATAGCATTTGATTTAACACGAAGGAATAATCCTCTGGCTGCATTTACGGGAGCAAATACTCCACGAATCATTGTGTGGCCATGATGCATCTGCAACTTACCAGCCATTAAAACTACATGCTCCGCAAAGAACTTTACACCTAACTCATCAAGCTTCATTCTTTGTGGAAGGTGGTAATACTCATCACTGAATAATATTGGAGCCTTCTTCATTAGATAGCGCTTAATCCACGCGTCATGATTACCTTCAATCCAATAGAACTTGGCTTTAGGGAATTGATATTTTAGATATTCTATAAATTGTTTGGCATATTGAAACCATGTTCTAACATCATCTAGGCCCGGCGGTGGCGCATCATGGCTTGTAAACGGAGTGTTATCCAATATGTCACCTCCTAATACAATACAGTTTATATTATGCTCTTTGCCATATTTAACGGCTAATTCAATGGCTTCATTGTCTTGGTTAGGGATATGAACATCAGAAAGCCAAAGAATATTATTACACTCTTTGGGTAGTATCTGAAATTCTCTTTCCTTGCAATTTGAAGGAGGTAGTTGTGGGTTGTGTTCCATTACGTTTTTTGTATGTTTTCTATGTGTTTCGCCGTTAGCACCAGTTATCTGCCTAATCATCATTCTAGCCGCTTCAGGATTATCAAACAAATGAGGATACCTTTCAAATGCTATTTTTCCTAAATTAGATTTAGAACTATTAGGGAACTCCAATAAGAGCTCTCTTAATAATCTATTTTTCTGTGTTGGACCTGTATGCTGATTTGCCATTATGCTAAATATTTAAAAGAATATCCCTTTAATTTTTTCCTTCCGCCCAATCCTCTAGCAATTAAAGAAGCTTTGCCACTATATTTTACAGGATTCAATCCAACTGAACGCAGGGCTTCAGAAATAGAATGATACACACCAAGAGATTCATTAGTATCACAATTTATGATTTCAGTTTTTTTAGCTTGTCCTGATTTTATACTTGCTAATGATTGCTTCTTTTTTGTTTCTTCTGATTTCTTTTTAGATTCAAAAACACCTCTTTTTACAAGAGTTTCATAAGTTTGTTTTATACCAAATCTATGGTTTTTATCACCTAGCTTTTGCTCTCTCAATTTTTGACGTGTTTCATTTGATCTAATACAATTCCAAATTCCATCCCCACCATCAGTCATATTACATAAAGATCCTGTTTTTAAATCAATTCTACCATATAAATATATAAACTCACTTTCTTTTTCAGCCGCTTGACTTTTCGTTAATCCATCAAATAAAATCTCAACTTCATAAGAAGATTTTAAAACAATATCATTCCATATTTTATTTCTTTTAGAACAATGGTTTTCATAGGCTCTTGCATGATTGTTTTTATTACCTATTCCTATATAGAAAGGTTCATTTTTATCAATTCTTATATGCCTATAAACGTACCAGTTATTCATATTATTGTTTAAAATATAAATCAGCTTCTGCTTTTCTTCTACGAGTTAACCCAGCTAACTGCTTACCGCCAGCTTTATCCCACTTCATAAATTCTGCCCTGATAGTTTCATCAGAAGGATTTGCATTAACCTTTTTTAATAAAGTAGATTTCATAAGATTACCGATACCAGCGTTGTAAGCAAAACTGGTTAATGCAGCAAATTGATTTTCATTAACCTGACTTTTTACCAATGGAACTACTTTATCTGCAAAATCTTTTGCAATGATTTCAAATAATTCATTCGCGCGCTCTTGAGTAATTTTATCGCCCGGTTTCACTTTTGTACCATCTTCATAGAAAGTGTTTCCGTAACCTATTGTATCATGGTTAGCGCTACATTTATAACTTGTTAATTTGCAGCCTTCAAAGGATTTGATAAGGCTTTTTCCTGCTTCGTTTAATTTCATTTTATTTTATTTGAGAGTAAAGAAATATTACTAATAATGTAAACAAGACACTATTGAATTTATGTAGCTTTTGTTCAAACTTCACATCTTTTTCAAACTGATTGTATATAGCTATATTTTTATAGTATCTTGATTTGTAATCATTAAGAGTATCTACACTAACTTTATTCTGATAGTTCAATGTATCTTTAACTCTAAACAAACTATAAATCTCTAACTTCAAACTATCTTTTACAGACTCATGCCGCTTCAACAAACTATCTATCTTATTATTTTGATAGCTAACCACATTGTTAAGGCTATCAAAGGCAGCATTAATCTTTTGCCCTTCTGCTCTACTTATGATTATCTTTTCCTCTCCGCCTATCTTCTTAACGTATTGGGCGAAGCTGGAATTTCTCGCTGCTAGTGTCAACAGTATTAGCAGAGTCAAGCTTGCTTTTAATTTCATTTAGTTCAGATTTTAATTGGTTAACTTCTGATTTTAAACTTACTATAGTTGATACAGCCTTTCCTACTATCTGAACCTCTTTTTCTGCTGCCTTTTGTTGTGTTATTGCGCTTAACTCGTTGGTTTTTTGAACCCCCTGCATAAGCTTCTGGAACTCTAGCTCCTTCATATTTTCATCACTTACCGCTTGCGTGCTTGCAGATTGACACCCATACAGAACGAATAAAATGAATAAATATTTCATTACTTGATATTTTGTATCTTACCTAATTGATTTAAAGTACTTAACTTAGTTGTAGCTGATGATAAAGAACTATCACATCTACGAACCGCATCTTGCAACACATCAACCTTTACTTCTAGCTTCTCAATCTTGCTGCCTTGACCATCAATCTGCTTGTTAAAAGTACTTCTAATATCTACATACAAAGCTGAAATACCTATGATAACCAAGAACATAGTACCAACGACTGGATTCTTTGAGAATTGAGCAAAGCTTATAGGTAGAGGGTTAGCCCCTATCTTTAAACCTTCTGATTCTTCTGCTTTTTTTCTTACTGCCTTTGCCATTATTTACGATCTTCTTTATTTTGTAATAAAATCAATATCTGCTCGTTATTTTTTTTGATGTCTTTAATATCATCTCTCATCTCTTTTTTATCCGCCTCTAACTGACCGATACGAACCTCATGGTTTTCATACTTTTTACCATCTTCTTCAAACTTACCAGTAAGCCCATAATATCCACCTAATATAGTTAGAAGTAAAATAACTAATGACGCCTTTGAGTGCCAAGTTTGTTCAACTTGTTTTTGGATTGCTGCTTCCATTTCTATTCAGATGTTTTATTGCCTTTAAAGTTACCAATTAAATCTCCTATCTCCTTTACAGAAGCTAATCCTAAAGAAGTGCATACCAAAGTTACAGTACCCCATACCAATGATTCGGCTGGAGCTATATGGTTTTCGCTATGTGAATTTGAATAAAGTGTCCAGTATAAGAAACCAGCACCTACAATACCTACAAGTCTTTTGCTTGAATTTGGGCTATCTGCTGAGAAAAATCCAGCCACCCAGTTGAATAATTTTTTCATATAAATAATAATATTAAGAGTACAATAATAACGTAAACTAAAGCGAATACATACCCTTTGATATTATGATTTATACGTTTCATTTTTTGAGCTTGGTATAAATGTAAATAACGACAAGGGCAATAAGAACAAAGAACAAGAACTTGTAAAAGTTATTGGCCATTTTCTTCTTATCTTTTTCAACTATAGTTTTCGTGATTTCTTCTGCCTTTGAAATACTGGCAGAGTCGCTTTTGGTTAGCTTGGATTCAGATTGCTTCTCGCGGCTACCAGAAGTCCAAGTTTCTGTGTACTTTGGAATAGTAATCATACTATCTTTGGTTACCCATAAGGTATCGTAGTATGTAATGGTTTTGGTAAAATATTGTTCTTTTTCTATGACTTTTGTAACGCTATCATAGAACGTAACTCTCACACTATCAATGGATCTTACAACTGTACTATCCATTCTCCTCTCGGTTTTCTTAACCGAAGCGCAGCTACAGAAAAAAATCATTATGATAGCGAGTCTATTCATCTATCAAAAATAACTTTTTTCTGTCAAATTCTGCGCAAAAAATATAAATTAATAAGCGTTATACGACTTCTCCTCCACAATGTCGGACTTATACTTTATGTTGATTTGCTTCTTGATGTCTGCTCTCTGGTCATTTAGCCTGTAAACCTGCCTTGCCAAAAAGACAAACAACTTATCAAACTCCCTGTCATTTTCGCAATCTCGGAGTGAATCTTCTACCACCCATAGCTGCCTGTTTATATCCAGAAGCCTATGTGTTAGTGAATCTGCGGCTAATTCGGGGAAGCTTTCTTTTATTACACTATTGATGTACTTCCATTCTTTTTTAATGTTAATTTGCTTTTGTTCGTCTAAAATTTCAAATGATTTGATGGTTAAGATGGTGTACTTATCGGCTATTTCGCCAATGCTTACTTCTATTTTCATAATAATTATTTTAGGCAAAGATATATTTATTTAATTAAATTAATTACTTTTGCTTAATTAAATTAATTTTATGCCAACTAGCTTTCAATTCTTCAAGCAAGAAGTCAGGGATTACATTGTAGATAATGTAGACATAAATAAAAAGATATTAGATATAGGGCCCGGCGTCGGAACCTACTCTGATTTGCTTAAAAACTATGGTTACTACATGGATTGCGTAGAAATATACGAACCTTATGTAGTTAATTATCAATTAGATAAGAAGTATAACAACGTCTTTATACAGAGTGTAGTCGGATTCCATTTTGACTATTATGAGTTTATTATCATGGGTGATGTGCTGGAACATTTATCTGTGGAAGATGCCCAAAGCATAATCAAAAAAATAGTAACCAGTGGTAAGCAGTGCTTAGTGGCAGTGCCTTATCTGATGGAACAGGGAGAGCATGAGGGCAATATCCATGAAACTCATTTGCAGCCTGATTTGAGTCCGGCAGTCATGGAAACCAGATACCCAGAACTTCAATTACTATATGCCAATCAATATTATGGTTACTATGTAAACAAGAAACAAAAGCATAAAAGAGCCTATCTATTGTACGCTGATGAATCTTATGCCGATTTGGTTCAAGTATGTGTTGAATCAATCCGTAATTTCAGCCAGATACCAATCCTAGTTTACATGCTTAACTCTGATAAAAAGATTGAAAATACTGAAACAATAAGATGGGATTGCGATGTAAAGCATCTGAAACAAAGGGCTGACTACATTGATAGATCCAATAAAAGCATCTACAAACTACTTATACAAAGACCTTTAATAACCAAACATGCACTTGAAAACTATGCTGAAACGATTGCGTATGTGGATTCTGACTCTGTGGCTAGTCCATTTGTTGACAACATCTTTACTTTCTATAATGAAGAATCTAGTCACCCCTATTTTACAGAAGGTATCTATGAATATCTTATGGTCAATGGTAGAGGCGGCGCTGAGAGTAGGTCGGATTTAAGCACTACATTGGAAGCACCAGCCTGTGAACTATTTAACATAAACCAATATGTCCGTAACAGATACAGACAAACAGGATATTATGTTGCAGGACAAAATACCATTGAATTTTTAGATGAGTGGTACTGGATGTGCAACCACCCTAAAATCTTAAATAACCATAACTATTACGCTCCGTTCCACGAAGAAACACTTGCAAACGTATTGTCATACAAGCGTATGACATTTTCAGGACTACCATACTGCTACATCAATGGACTACATAAAGATCTAAAATTTACAGGTCATGATAACTTAATAGGGCCATGGATCAAAGTACCTTCACATAAAGAACATCTCTTATTTTATCATGGAGAAAAGAACATTCAAAAGATTAAAGAATTTATAGAAACACTATGAGAATATTATTTTTAGCTCCGCATCTTAGCACAGGAGGTATGCCCCAATTCCTTTTGAAAAGACTACAAGGGATGAGAAACCATACCAATAATGAATATTATGTAGTAGAGTATCAATGCCATAGCCTAGATTATGTGGTTCAACGTAATGCCATAAAGGATTTAATTGGTAGTAATTTTACTACCCTTTATGAGAATAAAATGGAGCTTTTTGATGTAATAGAAGGCTTCCAACCTGATATAATCCATATAGATGAAGTGTCTGAAAGATTGGATAGAGAAATGGTAAAGAAGCTTTACAACCCAGATAGAAAGTACCGAATAGTAGAAACGTGTCATGATATTTCTTTTGATCCGAATAGCAAAGTATTTCATCCAGACCTATATTCTTTTTGTACTCCATACCACGAGCAAACATTTGCAGACTTGGAATCAAAGTACGTTACAATACTTTATCCAATAGAAGAAATGAATCTTACTAAGTTCAAGACTATCTGGCAAGATGATTTAGGCTTTGATAGAAACAAAAAACATGTGCTGAATGTTGGCTTATGGACTCAGGGCAAGAATCAAGCTGAGGGGATAGAGATAGCTCGTAAATACCCTGACATGATGTTTCATTTTGTAGGCAATCTAGCTGGGAACTTTAAGCACTATTGGGAACCATTGATGCAGGACTTACCGCCGAACGTAAAGGTATGGGGAGAGCGTACTGATATTGACCACTTCATGATAGCATCAGATTTGTTTATGTTTAATAGTACATGGGAATGTAACCCAATTGTACTTCGTGAAGCAATAGGTTATGGACTACCTATTGTTGCGCGGAATCTTCCGCAGTATGCCGGAATGTATAATAATTATATTTACTCAATAGATACGAACTTTGAATTAGCATCTAGCTATCCTTCTTTATACAAAATACCAAAAGACAATACTACAGGTGATTTTGCAAGAGCGCATCAAGTAGCTTATGAAAAGATATTAGAACTTCCAGCACAATTGCAAAAGGTCCGCATCTTACAAAACTTCATCAACCACCCTTATATTGAAATAAAAGGAGAAAGTGATAGCGACTTTGATGTTAGATTTTATGATGAAAATGATGTATGCCAATACCAAAGTGTAATCAAAAGTAATAGCTGGGTAAGGCTCAATAGACAATACTATACCAAATGGAAAACGTATGTATATCAGGACGGAGAATTAATCTATGAAAACGTATTGGACTTGCATGGTAAAAGAGTCTTTATAGCCTTTGAAAGCAAGAGTTTAGGGGACACATTGGCTTGGATTGGATATTGTGAAGAATTTAGAAAAAAGCATCAGTGCAAAGTCATTGTATCTACTTTTTGGAATAAAATACTGGACTATCCGGAATTAGAATTAGTAGAGCCGGGCAGCTCTGTAAGTTGTTATGCTATGTACAAGATTGGATGGTTTTATGATTCAAACAGAGAGCCTGTATTATGCAATACTATTCCGCTACAAAAGGCAGCTAGTAATATATTGGGACTGGATTTTGAGGAAGTTAGACCAAGATTAAAATATGACATAGGTAACAATAAATACGGCAAATATGTTACAATAGCTACAAATAGCACTTC